CCTTATTCTATACATCAAGAAGAGTTTGATGATGAAGTTGAATTGTTATCTAATTTAGAAACTCAATCTACAGACTCATATTGTTTTAAATTTTTTAATAATATTGTTATAGACACTTTGTTTGAAGTCGAAAAAAATGGATTAAAAGTTGATAAATCTAAGTTTAAAAGTTTCTTTAATGCTAAAGTATCAAATGACAAAGTATATTCAGAATATTTTGTTTATAATCCAACCGGAAGACCCAGCAATAAATTTGATAATATCAATTATGTTGCTTTGAATAAAGATAATGGTTGCAGAGAAAGTTTCATTTCTAGATATGACAACGGTAAATTACTAATGATAGATTTTACAGGTTTTCATCCATATATTGTATCCCATTTAGTAGAATATAAAGTACCAGATGATGAAACAATTTATGAACATCTTGCCAAACATTATTATAATGTCACCGAAGTGGACAGTAATACACTCTCTAGGTCTAAAAAACTAACAATGGTTAATTTATATGGTGAGATCAGCGAAAGGTATTTAGATATTGAGTATTTTAAAAAAATAGATAATCTGAAAAATAAATATTGGAATAGTTTTACTAAAAATGGATATGTTGAGACTCCGATATATAAAAGAAAAATCACAAAAAATCATGTAAATGAACCTAATAAGAATAAACTATTTGCTTATATTATTCAAGCAGCTGAAACTGAATATGGTATAAGTACATTAGATAGAGTTATAAAATATGTTAAAGATAAAGATATTGTGCCAATTTTATATGTTTATGATAGCATAGTGTTTGATGTAAACAATGATACAGTAGACGAAGAATCGGTCTCTGATGTAGTAGATATTATAAAAAATAATCAATTCAAAATAAAAATTTATGAGGGAAATAACTATAATGAATTGAAATTAGTAGGAGTATGATTATATTTATAAATAATGAATTTTCAATCACTAATAAACGACATATGTTGTGATGTAAGAATAAAAGACGGCACTATTAATTTAGAAAATGCCGATCATGTTTTTGTGTTGCAAGAATATCTAGAAAATGCTGGGTATAATATTAATGAAATAGTAGAAAAAACAGCTAAATTATTTGAAGCTGGGAGATTTCCAGAACGACAGGCTTATAATAAAGATGGAATACTAGTTACATTTCCTACAAAAGAATATCGTGATAAAGCTGTAAATAAAGGAACACATTTTGCTGAAAACCCAAAGAAACAATCGGGTGTTTTATACGATCCAGATAATAGTGATGATGATTTATCTTTAGCAGATGTAGAATCAGAATTTGAAGACGAAGAAACTACTGATAAGGATGATACCGATCAAGAACAAGATTCTGTATCTTTAGATCAAGAATTAGATAATGATGTAACCGGAAATGATGCCGACGATAACAGAACTCCTAAAGAAAAAAAACAAGATGCGGCGGCTGTTGATTATATTTTAACAAATGATCCGCTTCAAATGTATACAACTGAAGCTTCGAAAAACACTTATACAATTGATGAAGCTGTTAAATTAGGATATAATAAGATTGGTTTATCATGGTATAATAACGGCAAATTAATTGGTGAACAATTTTATGATGATATAAGTGGATGTGTTAAAATTAAATTAAAAGAATTTTATGTACCACCTTCAGTTTTAAACGAGGCGCCTGGATGTAATGCTCAGAAGATGGAGACATTTATTGATCAAGAAATAAATGGAATCAATTCGAAAGATCAAGTAGCAAAGATTATTTCATCAAATTTAAAATCAAAAGATAAAATATCAAAAAGTCAAGAACTTGGAAATAAACAGTGTCCAATATCAAATGTATATTTTGCTCAATTAAATAAAACATCCAAAACGGATTTAGTTTTTAATAATAATAAAAGAGTTAGTTTAAAATATGAATTAGCACAATTGTGTAGTGCTCAAAATTTAGAAATGAATTCTGTAATTTCCGCAGTCTTAAGAGAAAGTGGAGAAGAAGAACAAGTTTTAAACCAATTAAGTTCGTTTATTATGGATGGACTTAAAAAAGATTTTTATATTGGACTAGCGAGTGACATAAAAAATAAATTACACAAGTCATTAACTACAACAATTAAATCAAATGACGAATCTCAATTAGCCAATGCGATATCTGATGTAGAGAGTATAATTAATCAAAATAAAAAATTCTTACAAGATGGAAATTTGCCTATAGATGCAAATTTAGTATTGAATAAGATAAATCAAGTATTTACACAACCAAAACTTAAACATAAATTAATCGATGAGTTAGCGACTGGTAAACTTCGGTTTAAACAAGGCGATGCTGATTTTTCTGCCATTTGCATTGCAGATTACATGATGACTTGGAATTGCAATGGCAATTACAAAATGTATACTGTTGATAAATTCATTGATCAAAATCAAAATAATATTTCATTTAGATTTTCCAATAGAGGTGGTGTTCGTGGAATATCAATAAGAGGAGATATTAAAACAAAATTATCTGAACAACATCTCGATGAAATTTCACTTGCATCCATTAAAGATACTATATCTTCAATATTATCAACCGATGTATTGGAATTAATAAAAAATTTATCTACCCAGGCTAAAGAGTATTTTAAAAAAGCTTGGGATAAAATAAAAACACTACTCAATGGATTATTAGAATATATTGCTAGAGTTGGTAGAGTTATTAGTGCTTATATTGAAGAAGGATATATTCGAGCCATGGAATTTTTAGGACTTCAATCTGAAGGAATTGGTACTTGGCGATGGGAGTCCCCAGATCCCATAAATGAAAATATATCAGAAAACATTGACAATGAATATAACGAACTAAAAAAACAATCTGCAAATGTTGCTAGTATTTTAGAAACACCGCCTTTGTTAAAGTTAAACTTTATTGGAATAGATAGTTTTGAAAAGTTAAAAGAGTTTGTCCAAAACGGTGGTATGAACAATTATGACTTTGAAGAAAAATCAAAGTTGTGGTTTAATAAAATGATTAATTTTTTATCAAAAACTAAAAATGAAGAAAACATCGAAGACTTCATGGAATGGTTTAATAATGCCGCTGGTACATCTGAAACTTTGAATAAAATTGGAAATGGCACTGCTAGTGATTTTATTCACGGTAATATATTACAGTATTATAATTTAATTAATAGTAAATTAAATGTTGATGACAATTCAAAACAAAATACATCTGATATTGTTTTAATATTTGGAGGGTCTGAAGAAGAATTGTTAAATAATTTGAATAATATATCTAGTGAACAAGACTTAAAAATAAATCAAAAAAGTGGATTAATAACATTTAAAAATGATCCATCGCTAAGTTTTGCTCAAGTTTCATTAAAAGCAGGGTTGGCTAGACTTGGTAAAATTACAAAGAAATTCTTTTCATATTTAGATTCAAATTCTGAAGATGAAAAATCTTTGAACGAAGGTGCATCAGACTTTATTACAAAAGTAAAGAATAAGATATTAGATGTCGGATCATTTTTTTCAAAGAAAACCGGAGACATTTATAATTGGTTTTTAAATAAAGTAAATAAATTGTATGAAAATGTCATTAGTATTTTTCGTAGAATCCCAATGGGTGACATTATCAAACAAGACCAGAAGTTAGAAAATTTAACAACCGATTTGATAACTTCATCCGAAGAAGGAATGTCTGATTTATCTGAATCTAAAAACGATATACCTATCACAAATTGTAATTATGATGCGATGATGCAGTTTTATAATTATTACAAAAGTATAGGATTTTTAGAGTTAGTAAAACGATATGATTCATATGAGTCACTGTCTAAATCTGGGGGATTTGTTTTAAATGTTGGAGATATAGACAAAAAACATTATGATAATATATCAAATGGTATTGAACATGTATACAAGATTTTTAAAAGTGCTGCTAAATATATTGGAGAAGGAAGATCTTCTTGTATAACAAGTGGTAAATACATAACCAGAGATGAACTTTCTCCAGCTTTAAAATTAAGAGCAAATCATATTGCTTTAAGAAAAATAGATGAGTTAATAAATAGCATAAATAAAAATTCAGAATTGCCAACAATTCAAACAAGAGATTTACCACAAATTGCTGCTGAATTAAGTGGAGAAGCTATTTTTGGAAAAAACTTATCACTACCAATGTTTAAATTTACAGGGGATTCGTTAACATATTATTTAAATAAGCAACAATATATAACCGATAAACAGAAACAGTTTTCTGAAACAATTAACGAAAATATTAGCCCAGGTTATATTAGTATCTATCCTACTAAAAGAGAAAATGCTTTACACTTTCAAGTTTACATGTATTTACTATTTGATATAAATGTAGAAAAAGGAAAAAATGTAGTTCCAATGTATTCGGAAATAACATTTACTGTGGGTAGTGGTAGTAAATTTGTTTTTAATATTGAAATGAAAAAAATACTTCCAATCGACGAGGTAAAAAAACAAATAAATAGGTAATACTACAAGGGAAAACACAACATATCATGATACAAAAACAACTACTTTGCACATTTACAGAAAGCTCTCGATATCTAAAAGTCATATCCGACATCAAAGAAACATATGAACTTGCAGATAAAAGACTTTTTGTATTTCAGAACGAAAAAAATATAAAAGAAATATTTTTAACTTTTAATATTTTTAAAGATAAATTGATTAAAACTAAGTATGCTAATACAATTAGTGTACATCGAAAAAAACATACAAATACAATTTATACATTAAATGCAATGAATCGTTTAATCGAAGATGAAAACGATGGTGTATTTGATAGAAATTATCAATTAAACTGGGAATTGTATAAAAATTCAATTATTTTAATCACTGATATTGGTGTGAAAATAGTACCAATTAAATTATCTTCTATTGTTTCTGCTTAATATTTATTTACACCTTGACATTTATCTGATCATACATTAGATTCTTGTTATGGTAAAAATTGTTATGTATCTTGGTTTGAGTGAATCAAGATTTAAATAATTAACCTAATTAAATAATTAAACACTTAAAAGAATTAAAGAATTATGGCATTAAATATATCTCAATTAAAAAGTCGCTTAAATGCGCTTTCAAATCCTGGCAATGAAAAATCTGATATTATTTGGAAACCAAAGCCTGGAAAACAAGTTCTAAGAATTGTACCTTACAAGTTCAACCCCGAAAATCCATTCATTGAACTCAAATTCCATTATAATCTTAATGGCAAGACTTATCTATCTCCAGATAGTTTCGGTCGCCCAGATCCAATTGTTGAATTTTCTAATCGTCTTAAAAAGACTGGTTCTAAAGAAGATTGGCAAATGGGTAGGAAAATGGAACCAAAGCTGCGGACTTTCGCACCTGTGATTGTACGAGGCGAGGAAGACTCAGGAGTAAAGTTCTGGGGGTTTGGTAAGACAGTGTACCAAGAACTGGTATCTGTGTGTCTAGACCCAGAATATGGAGATATTACAGATCCAGCAAATGGTCGTGATATTACTGTAGAGTTTAAGACTGCTGAAGAAGCTGGTAAAAACTTTCCAGAAACGACAGTTCGTGTAAAACCAAATACTACGCCAGCTGTAGATCCCGATGATAAAACTCTTATGGACATTCTCAAGAATCAAGCTAATATTCTTGATTTGTTCCCAGAACTATCATATGAAGAGTTGAGTGATGTAATGAATCAATGGTTGAATCCAGATGGAGAAGAAGGAGAAAGCGGTTTTGATAGTGATTCATCTTCTTCAGATGAAGAACCAGTTAGTGAAGCTAAGGCTACTATCTCGAAAGCAGTAAAATCTCCAAGTGCTACTGCCGCAAAAAAATCATCGTCTGATGATGTGTCGCAGGCATTTGATGATTTGTTCAATTCTTAAAAAATAAATGAAGCTACTGAGGGACTATACCCTCAGTGGCTTTTTAGTTATAAAATTATGTCTAAAAAAACAAAAACGACTAGTAAAGCTAATAAATCTAATAGAGATGAACTTTTAGATTTGCTTCAGTCCGAATTAAATAAAGCTAATAAGGATGGAGGTAAAATTGCTTTTACACTAGATGAAGATGACAATCCAACTGAAGTGAGCGAATGGATTAGTACTGGATCTTCAATGTTAGACCTTGCTATTAGTAACAGACCACACGGCGGGTTGCCTGTGGGAAGAATGGTAGAGTTTAATGGTTTGGAAGGAACGGGTAAAAGTCTAGTATCCGCACATGTAGTGGCTGAAACACAAAAGAAAGGCGGAATCGCAGTATTAATTGATACAGAAAATGCTGGTTCTCCCGACTTCTGGAAAAGTTTAGGTGTAGACCTTACAAAAATGTTATATGTACAGTGTGAAACTGTTGAAGATATTTTTGAACAGATGGAACGAATGATTACAATTGTAAGAAAATCTAACAAAGATCGAATTCTTACAATCATTGTTGATTCTGTTGCTGCTGCTTCTACAAAAGTTGAATTGGAAAGTGATCATGGAAAAGATGGATTTGCTACTGGTAAATCTATTATTATTTCTAAAGCTATGAGAAAAATCACTAACATGATTGGCAAACAAAAAGTGTTGACAATCTTTACTAATCAACTTCGTCAAAATTTGAATGCTATGGCATTTGGAGACAAATATGTTGTTAGTGGAGGAAAAGCACTTGCTTATCATTGTAGTGTTCGTGTTCGGTTAAACAACAGCGGAAAACTTAAAAAAGGAACCGATGTTATTGGTAATGAATGTAAAGCTGTAGTTGTTAAGAATCGAATGGGTCCACCACAAAGAACTGCTATATTTGAAATTTATTTCGATAGCGGTATTGCTGATTATAGTAGTTGGATTAAGGTTATGAAAGAAAATAGTCTCGTCAAACAAGGCGGCGCTTATTACACCTATAAAAAAGATGATGGCACGGAATGGAAATTCCAATCCAAAACATTCATAGGCGAATTACAGAAAGATGAAAAGCTTAAAGAAGAAATCTATAATAAGATTTGTGATGCTGTAATTATGAAGTACAAGGATCCTAACAGTAAAATTGTTGAGGATGCAGAAGTGTCGGATGAAGAAGAAGATGCAGCTATTGAATAATATATGACTAACTTTACATCCAATGAAAAGAAAAGATTGTTTTCTTTATTTGAAAATGTAAAAGAAGAAGACAGAGTTGGCGGCTTACAAAAAGCCGCTGACTCTGATATTCTTATAGTAGATGGATTAAACACTTTTATTAGATCATTTATGAAAGTACCATCTATGAATGATGATGGAATGCATACTGGTGGAATTGCTGGATTTTTAAAAAGTGTTGGGTATGCAATTAAATTATTGAAACCTACAAAAGTTATAGTAGTGTTTGATGGTCACGGCGGCAGTCAAAAACGAAGAAAAATATTTTCTGGTTATAAACGAGGTAGGAAGACTAAAATTAGATTCAACAGAACTTATCAGGAGATGTCTAATAATGATATTGAAGATAAGAATCTTAGAATAGAATTACTTAGACTTATTAATTATTTAGATGTGTTACCTGTTACATCTATGTCTATAGATAATATAGAAGCAGATGATACTATTGCTTATTTAGCAATGGATTCTTTCAAAGATAAAAATGTCACCATTATGTCATCTGACAAAGATTTTTTACAACTGGCTAGTGATAGAGTTAAAATCTGGAGTCCAACAAAAAAGAAAGTATTTGGTTGTAAAGAAATATTGGATGAATATGGAATCACATGCAATAATTTTATTTATTACAGAATCATGGAAGGAGATGTCAGTGATAATATTCCAGGCATCAAAGGAGCTGGATTAAAAACTATTTTAAAAGCTTTTCCATTTCTCTCGGAAGAAAGAGAATCATCTCTACAAGAACTATATAATTATTCTGAAAACTATAAATCTAAATATAGAGTTTACGAACGTGTATTAGAAGAAAAATTAACACTAGAACGAAACTTTGAGTTGATGCAACTTAAAAGCACACAAATTCAAAGTTTTACACAATTAAGAATTGAAGAAATTCTTGAAAAACCAATCCCACATCTTAATAAGTTAGCATTTAGTAAGCTTATTAATGAAGATAAAATGTGGAACAACCTACCCAACTATATTGTATGGCTCAATGAAACTTGGGGCCGTGTAAATAGTTTCGTACTTTAAATCAAAACTTTAATATAAAAAGTTGATTGTGTTACGCATGAAGTGTAGCATGTCGCTTGTAAATTACAAAACTTATGGAAGACAAAATCATTATTGACAATTTGAAAAAGTTTGGAAACGAATTCCAAATTAAGTGTATTTCTGGCTTAGTATCTGACAGACCCTTTATTGAAAGATTATCTGATATTATAGAACCAGAGTTTTTTGAGAATGAATCGCATAGATGGATTGTTAAACACAGTATAAAGTATTTTAATGAATATAGAGATTTACCTACACTAAATGTTTTTAAAATTAAACTTGAAACTGTCACAAATGAAGCACTCAAATTAAGTATAGTTAATAATCTAAAAGTTGTTTACCAAAAGATGAACGATGGAGATTTAACATTTATCAAAGAACAGTTTTTAGAATTTTGTAAGAATCAAAAGTTGAAGAATGCTATTAATGAAAGTGTTGATTTGTTGTCAAGTGGTCAGTATGAAAAAATTAAAAGTAAAGTTGATGAAGCGTTAAAAGCTGGAATGGAACGAAACATTGGCCATGACTATGAAATGGATGTAGACAAACGAATGACAGTTATGGCTAGAAATTCTATCAAAACAAATTGGGAAGTACTTGATTCTTTAATGGATGGTGGACTTGCTGCTGGTGAACTAGGAATTATTACTGCTTGTGCTGGTTCTGGTAAAAGTTGGGTATTGGCAAAACTGGGAGCTGAAGCTATGAAACAAGGTAAGAATGTTATTCACTTTACTTTGGAGTTAAATGAAAATTATGTTGGATTAAGATATGATAGTTGTTTTACTGGAATCGATTTTCAAAATATCAGAAACAATATTGATTTGGTAAAACAGAAAATCGAAGCAGTAACTGGAAAATTAAAAATTAAATATTTCCCAATCAAAACAGTATCAGCTCATAGTCTTAAAGCTCATTGTGAAAGAATTCAAACTTTAGGCACAAAGATAGATATGATTATTGTAGATTATGCTGATATTCTAAGACCAATTCACAGTGAAAGAAATAGTAATAGTTATAGTGAAGCCGGTGGTATTTACGAAGAGTTGAGGAGTATTGCTGGAGAACTACAAGTTCCAATTTGGAGCGCTTCTCAGAGTAATAGGGCTGCTATGGATGCTGATATTATTGAAGCTAATAATATTGCTGATAGTTATCGTAAAATTATGACTGCTGACTTTGTTATGAGTTTAAGTCGTAAAGTTACCGATAAAGTAAATAACACAGCTAGATTTCATATTATTAAAAACAGATTTGGCCCAGATGGTTTAACTTTTCCAAGTAAGATGAATGCTGGGTGTGGTCAAATTGAAATTTATAGTGATTCATCTAGAGAAGGTATGGCTCTTCAAAATGAAATGATGGACGGTGAAAATCAAGTCAAAAAGATTCTAAAAAACAAATGGAACGCACATAACAATGATGATGACGATGATATGTAATGTGTATTTTTGATAATAAAAAAACATATCAAAAAAAGTTTTAAAAATTTTAATCTATGACTGAAAATAAGAAACTATCAAAAATAGTTATTAACTACCGACTAATCTAAATCTATATGAATAAAGAAATTTTTATTAAAAAACGTAATGGAAAACTTGAAAGTTTCAATGCTGACAAAATCAATAAGGTGTTGCAATGGGCTACAGAAGGAATAAAAGGAGTTAGTTTTGAAGAAGTTGCTATGAATGCACATTTAAACTTTTTCAATAACATGACATCAAATGATATTCATACAATGTTGATTGAAGCTGCTTCAAATCTAATTACCGAAGAAAAATCAAATTATCAATTTGTTGCTTCTAGATTATTAAACTATAGGCTTAGAAAAGAGGTATGGGGTGGTAAAAATCCACCTAAACTATACGATATTGTTAAATCTAATATTGACCAATCTGTATATGACAATGATATTTTAAATTGGTATACAAAAGATGAATTTAATAAACTAGATGAATATTTGAAACACAGTAGAGATTTTTCTTTTTCATATGCTGGTATTAAACAACTGTGTGATAAATATCTTGTTCAAAATAGGTCTATTAAAAAAATATATGAGACTCCTCAATTTGCTTACATGTTAATTGCTATGACATTCTTTAAAGATTATAAAGAGCGTCGAATATCTCTTATAAAGAAAGCTTATAATTACTTTAGTAAACATAAAATTAATTTGCCAACTCCAATTATGGCTGGAGTCAGAACTCCGATGAAGAGTTATGCTAGTTGTTCATTGTTTACTGTAGCTGATACATTAAAGAGTATTTTCAGTAATAATAGTGCTGTTGGTTTTGCTACAGCCAGTAGATATGGGATCGGATTGAACTTATCTCGACTAAGAGCTACAAATTCTCCTATTAGAAACGGCGAAGTAATTCATACAGGTCCAATTCCATTTGCTAAAACATTTGAAAGTACTGTTAAAAGTTGTCATCAAAACGGTATTCGTGGTGGAAGTGCAACTGTAAACTTTTCGTGGTTTCATTATGATAT